GCATTGTTCTCTGCCACTATGCAATGCGTGTATGGAATCAAAGTCACAGGGGTGTTTGGCAACTTTTTGGCCATAGCCATAATACTATGAAAGATGACCCAAATCTGTTATCATGCGATGTAGGCGTAGACTGCTGGAACTATACCCCAGTTAGCATGCGCCAACTGAATGCGGTGATGGCTAAAAAGACGTGGGTTGGGATTGACCATCATGGGGTAAGAGAGTAAAACCTAAGGAGAGTTTAAATGAACAATATCGGCATTACTACTGAATCCGCATATATTGCGGTAGCTCGGGCAGCAGCCAAAGAAAAGCTCGGTACGAAATGGTTACTGCATCCAGTTAATCGGGTTTACCGTTTGCCAGAAAAGCAGACCACAGAAGTTCAACAAAAATTGGATCTTTCGGTTAAATAACTTCTTGCTAACTTGAAAGAAAGCATTTACAATAGTGCATATGGCAGCAGATATCAAGTTACCATATTACCATCTCGAAGTATTTTTGAGATGGATGAAACAATAATATAATATAGATAGATAGATAGATAGATAGATAGATAGATAGATAGATAGAAGAATCGGATCAGCAATTTAAAATACAATGGAACGCTATCATGTTATTCGGACATCAAACTCCGAATACTGGAAGCAAACAAGGTAGATCTTGTAAAAAATCTAAATCACGATTCTGTTAAAATTTAGGCTGGGTTCAGCAAACACATTTAGCTTAACTGCTACACCGATTGGTATCTTCGGACATCACAGTGAGTTTGGAATGTCTCACTGTAAAATCAAAAAGTACAAAACCAACCTGTTAAACGAAAGAGAAATTATTATGAATGCATTTGTTAACGCAATTTCTGAGCAAGAATCTCGGACAGAAAATGGCATGAAAGCTCGTGTAACTACAGCTAATGCCTGTGTTGATTTGTTTTTTGCCATTGGTGCAAGCCGCGGCAAAAATATCATTCCTCAATTTACTGCAGCATTAGTTGAGAATTCGGATTTGGCTCTGCGTATCGTGGCCTGGGCGCGTGATATCCGTGGCGGCGCGGGAGAACGCGAAATTTTTCGTTCAATATTGTCACACCTAGAAACTGCTAACCCAGAAGCTGCTGAAGCACTTATGAACAAAGTGCCTGAGCTTGGGCGGTTTGATGATCTTTTTGTTTTCAAAACAAAAGAAATGAAATCCAAAGCATACGTTTTACTTGGTAATCATTTACGAGATGGTAATCAATTAGCAGGAAAATGGACTCCAAGAAAAGGACCTATCGCTATTGAGATTAGAGAGTTTTTTGGGATGTCACCAAAAAACTACAGAAAGACTTTGGTCGGTTTAACTAATGTGGTCGAGACTCAAATGTGCGCACAAAAGTGGGATGAAATTAATTATTCTCATGTACCATCAATTGCGCATTCACTGTATAAAAAAGCATTTGGGAAACATGGAACTACATATGCTGAATATGTAACCAAATTGGTTAAGGGTGACCAAACGGTTAAAATCAACGCGTCGGCAATCTTCCCTCATGACGTTTTGAAGGGTCGTATCGGTACTTTTATTACCAAATGGGACAAGCAAGAGTTAGATGTAATTGAAGCGCAATGGGCAGCACTACCTAACTATGTTGGCAATGCTTCTGTATTGCCACTAGTTGACGTATCTGGGTCAATGACTTGTTCGGCCGGGGCGAAAGGTTCAACGACTTGTATGGAAGTTGCCGTCTCATTGGGGCTATATTTTGCAGACAAGAACTCGGGTGTTTTCAAAGACTGTATGTTAACATTTAGTGCCGAGCCAAAGTTAGTTCAATTAAAAGGCAATATCAACCAGAAAATCAATCAAATGATTACAACTTACTGGGGAATGAATACTAACTTACATGGTGCGTTTGAAGCAATCTTGGATAATGCTGTAAAGAACTCTGTTCCTGCATCAGATATGCCAGAAACTTTAATCATATTTTCTGATATGCAATTCGACCGGTGTATTCAACATAATGACTCTGCTATGGAAATGATTGAAAGAAAATTTCATGTTGCTGGCTATAAAGTTCCAAATGTCGTATTTTGGAATCTCAATGCGGCAGCAAATGTTCCAGTAAAGTTTGATAAGACCGGCGCAGCATTAGTTTCAGGATTTTCTCCTGCTATCGCCTCGGCTGTTTTAACTGGTGATATGGATAACTTCACTCCTACGGCAATCATGCTGAAGGCTGTCATGTCAGATCGTTACTCAGTATGATTGAAGAATCACCAGATTTTTTGGTGATTCTTCAACATCACCCACATATAGCTAAAAAGATTGAATTTTCTTGGGGAAATCCTCTCTTCTATAAATTCTTTGACCTATTGATGGTTGATACCAGAAATGATATTCGACAGGGGTTTAATAAAGAAGTTTCAGAAGCGCTATTCAGATTGTACAATCTTCACTCAAAAGATTACCCACAGAAAAATTTGGTCGAAAATGACGTTTGGGCCTGCAATTCTAGATTTGGTACATTGTAAATTTACACAAATGTGGCTACAAGACCCTTTGATTATCATTGAGGCTGCTAAGATTAATCGTATCTTTTATGATGAGTTGGATAAAAATTTTAGAGTTAAAGTCGTGGTAGATACTTCAAAGCTTGATGCTTTACTGTTAGAACATAAGGTGGTACTGTAATGTTATCCGATAAAAAACGGTTAGAGATTGCTAACATTTGCTATGCTTATGTAGCTGGTAATTTTGCAATGTTTATTAATCCTATTAATCGTGGTGCTAATTTCACGTGGGATAGTTTTGTAATAATGCAGGAAAAGAGTTCAAGTGAGTGGATGTTTATTCAGCATGTTAAAGGGGAGAAAGAAGAAGTTAATACTATGGCTAAACAGTACGCTAATGAAATTGCAACAACTTTAGTAACCAGGGCTGGATTGTTAAAATGATTACTATATGTAAACACCCCGAAGGTGATAGTTTTAGCTCTAATGTTGAATTTGTTCGTAGGGTGTAAAGCTTCTCAAGAGATTACACAAGCGTTAAGTAATATTGGATCAAGTTAAAACCATGAAACCAAAAAACACAAGAGACTTCTGTATGTCCTGTATGTTTAAACACAATACCTTATTGTTCGTGTGTAGATGATGAACTCTTGATGATAAATAGTTTGGCTGGTCATATGATCTTTCAAAGGGGTTGACTAGAGTGGGTAGATGTTGGTTCATCGTGATCCACACTTCTATTAATAAATTTTTACTTCTTTTTCAAATTTGTTATAATTAACTATACTTACTTGATTAAATAAGTTGTCAGTTACGTGTGGTCTGACAATACCAAACCACCAATTACCAAGAAAGAAACTTAAAAATGTCTACAATGAACTTTGAATCCCTTTTGTCACAAATTGATAGTGTTACCGCAAAAAAGAAAAATTATGATGAAGGCTCCGAAACCTATTGGAGATTGACCAAGGATAAGGCAGGAAATGGTTCCGCTGTCATCCGATTCCTACCAAACAAAGAAATCACAGATATTCCTTTTGTACGTTTGTATACTCACTCGTTCAAGGATCCTAGCACACAACGCTGGTATATTGAGAATTCGCTTTCTACTTTGGGTCAACAAGACTACATTGCAGACGTGAATCGTGAACTTTGGAATTCTGGTCTGGAAGCAAACAAGAAGATTGCTTCATCGCGCAGCCGTAAGCTAAACTATATCTCGAATATTTTGGTCATTAAAGATCAAGAGAACCCAGAGAATGAAGGAAAAGTCTTCAAATTCAAATACGGTAAGAAAATCTTTGATAAGATTGTGTCTGCTGCAAAGCCAGACGAAGATCTTGGAGAAGAACCAATTAATGTGTTTGACCCAGAAGAAGGTGCAGATTTCTTGCTTCGGATGACTATCGTTGCTGGGTTTCCAAACTATGATACTTCTAAGTTCTCAAGCAAGAAGCCAATTGCTGGTGGAAAGAAACGCATTGATGAAGTGCTGTCACAGTGTTATTGTTTGGAAGATGAAGTTACTCCAGATAAATTTAAGACCCCAGAAGAACTAAAGAGTAAATTTCTTTGGGTTACTGGATCAGATGCTCCAAAAAATAATTCGGCCGGTGATTATGATAAAGAACTTGATGAATTAACTAAAATTGCTGCTGAAGATCCAGTTAAAGCACCCCCAATGAAGACAGAAACTAAAGCAAAACCTCCAGCGGTTGTCGCAGATGATGAGGATGATTCAAAATTTTTCCAGTCACTAATT